ACGATTCATTAGCTCGGTGTATCTTTGGTACTGAACTAAGTTAATATCATTTATATTTTCAGGAATGGTTATCTTCATACTATTAATACTAAAATAACCGATTTTGTTACAAGGGTTAACGAATATCTATGCCTGTACCTCTTAATAAATTACGCTCAATTCCGTAACAAGTTAAATCGATATGCTCGTCGTGTTTAGCGTTTGGGAACGTTCCAACTTGATTTAAAAACGAATCGTTCCAACTGCCTTTAATTAAAAAAACCCTACCTCCCTCAATAAAACTTGAACAAGTCCTTGCGTTTTCTATCTTAGAATTATTTACAAAATCTGTTTTAATTTCAGCTATATTTAATCCTGTTGTAGCTTTAATCATTTGTTGCAAACTCTTACCACTTGCTTTTGGTTCTACTAAGATAAGTGATACTTTAACGTCGGAGGCGTTTATATGATTTGGTATAAACTTTAACAACTCAGGCATTTCTAAATACTTATCTATACTCGAATAAATTACATAGTCATTATTCCATTTAGCACCTATTTGGAATCCTGTCGGGTCGTTTGCGGTATTCTTTGTATAAGCACCATCGATTAATAACTCCCACTTCAAAGCATTAATAGGTACTTCTTTTTTATCTATAATATTAAACCATTCCTTACGCCATTCCCCGCCCTCCTCAGGTGCAGGTTGTTGCATATATTGTCCTGCAAAGTTGTATCTATTCGCTTGTCTAATTTGTTCTAATTCCTCAAAAGTATGTTTCTCAGGATATAAAGGATTGTTATTTTCATCTAATGCGGGTAAACATAAATGCTCCCAAACTTCACCACTACCACCTGATAATAAGTAGCCACTTAAATCATCTTCGTGTAGCCTTTGCATAATTAAGATTATCGGTGTATCTCTATCGTTTACCCTTGACCTTATTGTGTTGTTATAACGTTCGTTTACTGAATTACGCCTTGCCTCACTCGATGCATCATCAGGTTTTAAAGGGTCATCTATTATAATTGCACCGCTAAATTCTTTACTTTCTGCTACTCCAGCTCCAAACCCAGTAATAGCTCCACCAGATGCAGTAGCGTAAACACCTCCACCCTCTTTATTAAACCATTTCTTTTTACCTTGTGCGTCTTTTTTTAGTTCCATATTCCAAAACTTTTGAAACGCCTCACTTTCGATATACTCTTTAGTTTGGCTAGAGTTATCGAGTGCTAAGTCATCGGAATAAGATAAATGAATAAATTTAGATTGTGGATTTTTAGCGAGTGACCACGCTATAAAGCATTTAACAGCTAATTCTGTTTTACCATAACGAGGTGGAATGTTAATAATAAGTCGTTTTATTTCACCACTAACAACTCTTTCAAGATAGTTGCATATTTTTATTAAATGCGGTGCTACTATAAAATTACGCCTATGGTTTTCTTTGTAAATGTAACGAGTGAAGAATAAAAGATTTGATTCGCATTTACGTTTAAGATAAACATCATTAATATTTAGATTCGAGTTGTTCATCTATCATTTTTAGCTGTTCTTTTGTAACCGTTTCAATATTAAGTTTTGTATTATTGTCACTTTCAACAAACTGCATTGAAAGTTTTTTCAATTCTTCTGGTGTTGCAATCAATTTCATTAATGCCATTTGCAAAGCTGGAGCGTTTGAAGTGTACCATTTTGAACGCATTGAAACTTTTAAAGTAGTTCGGTTAGTGTCTAGTAATGCTTTTAGTTCGTCATATTCGTTGGAATCAGGAGGAAAATGGTCATAAAAATAATTCTTTGAGCAAGGCAAAAAAGCAACAATATCCTCAATAAAAAATAGTTTGTTTTTTACTGTGACTTCTTTAGCTTGTTCAAATATTTTCTTGCGGTCGTATGCCATTACTTTATATTTTGAGCGTGGTAGTAGTACTGCCCTCCTTCTCTTGGCTGGAATGCCAAGCGCATTGCTTCTATGCTAACCACGCTTATAATTACTACAAAGATAATTCTTTTCTTTGTTCCATTGTTATTTTTTCGCCCTTATACATACCAGCTCCCATTTCATCAATTTTACTAAATGGTAATATTGGAACGGTTATTTTGCAGGTTTTGTCGATTAGGTAAATGTAACGAAGTTGATTTCCTTCTAATATTTCCCAACCCATTTTTTCACAATACAACTTCCAATTATTTTTACCTCCTGTAGTTTTAAAATAACCTGTTGATATTGGATTGCTTTCATATTTTATTTTATGGTCAACTTCTCCGTTTGGTTTTTTTGCTAAATTAAAAGATTTATTTATTTGAGTTAAAACAAACCCACTTGCCCTGTAAATTGTTCCATCACCGCATTGTGTACCATCGCTAAAAGATAATATCCATTTTATATGCGGTGCATTCTTTTTAATTAGTTTAATACTAATTGCAATACATCTACTTTCTGAATACTTTGGTAAATATTCATCAAATACCATTCTGTTTAATTCTAAATAATCATTCCATTTTGTGCCTTCAACTAATCCTAACATTTTACTTTTATCATTAGAAGTTCCATAACTCATAACCCCGTGCAATTTATTATCCAAAAAACAACCAAAATGCAATGAACTATTTTGTTTTACTTTTCCGCTGTAATGATTTGCTTTTACAAATGGAATAGCAATATTACTCGGTATTACCTTAACTATTATTTCCTTTGCTCTGCCCATTGCATTATAATTAAATAAAGTGCGTTTCCATTACTATTCTCATTTCCCATCGTTTCGCAATATTTATATTCCTCTGTTTGTTTAATATCTGCTATTGCGTTTTTAATTTGCTCCGCTTGTTCGTCAGCTAAAGTAAAAGTCATTTGTTGGAATGGTGCTTTATCTCCATCAGGCAAACTAAATTCTTCGCCCAATTCATCTGCATTAATATCAAATCCTGGCAAAGTTAATCCCCATTCTTCCAACTTTTCGGTATCCCATTCATTTGCTAAAACTTCCCAATCCCATTCCCCACCGCTTGTATTGTCTTTGATTAAAAACTCCCTTTGTTTATCTTCTGAAAGGTTTGTAATAATAACAGGCACTTCTTTTAGTCCAGCTTCAAGACACGCTTTGTAACGCATATTGCCACCTAAAATAACCATGTCCGAATTTACTACTATTGGTCTAATATTAAGCATTTCAGGGAAGTCTTTTATAGACTGAACTAACTTTTTGAATTTATCATCCTTTATTAGTCTTGGATTGTTCGGGTTGAGTTTAACCTCTGAAAGTTTTACTATTTCCATTACTCACACTCCAATTCAAAGTTATACCAATAAGGAGTACCTTTAATATGAACTATTGGTGTATCTCCATTGCAATCTGATAAGTTAGCGGGTGTGTCTGCCATTATTATCATTTCGTAACCGTTATCGTAAAAATTCTTTTGAATGCAATTACATTCTATTTCTGCTATTGGTTCGGGTGTACATTGAAAAGCCATTAAAGGCATTGACAATAATAATAATAGTTTTTTCATTTGCTTAGTTTTAAATTAGTATGAAGTCGTTTGCAATAATAAACAATATCCTTTTCAATTAGGTCAGAATAATAAACCTTTACTCCTTTGTATTTTTCAATTCTATCAGGAAATGATGAGCTACAATAAAAAACATAATCTTTAATTATACCATTTGACTTTATAAATATATTATCAAATAGGTCTGTTATCTTATTTGTTGTAGCTTTCATATACTTTATCCAATCGGTTAATCATTGCAATCAATTCTTTTGCATTTCCGCATCCTGCACAAGGATACCATTTCTGTCTATTGAATACACTTGCGTATAAATCACAAATATAGACAACCTTTTCGTGTGGTAAAGTTAGGGTTTTATTCTTTTGAAACTCTCCCCACTCTTTATATTCTTCCTCTGTCAAACATCGTGCCTTAAATCTATAAGGGAACATTTCGTTTAACTTTCTTTTACGTTCCTCACAATTACAGTCTTTGCCTTCTACAAAATGATGCAACCCCGTAAAATGAATTATCTTTTCAACTGTATCTCCTAAACCTTTGCTTTGTTTACTTTTTGGTCGTGCCATTTCTTACTCGTTTTATCGTTCTATGAATGAAAGCATAGTTTATATTTAGTTTCTTACCTAATTCCCTGAGTGAGTAATCGTGTGATAGT